GTTGTGGATTTATAAAAACCACCCAATTCGTTAATGTTTATACCTATACTAGCTTTTGAGTTACCCTCAAAGAACAATTCTTTGATGTGGGTAGTCCCCATATATTGGTAATTATCAGCACTAGTTTTTACAATATCAAGCATTGTCATTCCGACTGTACCAGCAATAAGTTTTGCTCCCGGGCCATAGAAAATAGTTCCTACATCATTACCACCGTGATGGATAGTTAACACTGTGTTTATTAAATAATCTGCTGCAGGAAATATTACTGTACATCTACCAGATGCTTCCGCAACATCAATGCAAGATTGGATAGCTACACTGTCATCGGTTATGCCATCGCCAATCGCTCCATAATCTTTTACATTATACGATGACAGAGCATCGGTAATTCTTTGATTTAAAAAACTAAAGTTATCATTTAAAGGTTGTGCTTGCATTTCTCCGGTTATTGGTGTTAATGCCATGATGTCACCTACTTCCCTGCTATAGTAGCCGTAATAGTCGCTGAAACTCCGCCTGTTGTAAGCCTTGCGTATCTAGCCGCCGTTGTTGTTGAGTAATGAAATGGTGAAGTTGTCCCAGCTGTAATTGTGTTATTTGCCGCCGTATACCAGGCTGAATTATTCTGACTAACCTGCAATGATAACGTCAGCGAGGCTGTGTTTGTAACTTCGCCAAAATAGCTCATATTGTAGTTGTATCGTAAGTCAACCGCCGTTGAGGTTGCACCCGCTGATATTGTTGCTGATGCACTCCAGGTGTTATTTGCCGATCCAACAACAGGAACAGTGGACAAATCAGTTGTCACATTGCCCGATATTGCGACAGTTCCACTGCCGGAAAAATTAATCGTAGCACTACCGGAAACAGCCACCGTTGCAGTGCCAGATATGGCAACGGTAGAAGTCGCCGTTAACTTCACACTTCCGGGACTTGCACCTGTAAATGTTTCGCCTGCTGAATTGTAATTAATCACCCTTATCGCACCATTGGTACCCTGCACTTTTGCGTAGCTTGTTCCGTCCCAATATTGAGGAACAGGACTAAGCGGCTGACTACCATACGCCACGCCTTCACGAATTAATGTGTCTGCCATATTAAAACCTCCTTATTGCCATCTATGATCCCAGCTAAAAGTTACTTCCGCATGTGGGCCAATCCCATAAAAAAAGAAGCCGTTTGCACCGACTTCCAGGTTCAAAAAGTCACCTGTCATTTTGCCTAGATAGTTTACACCATCCAGTGTCACGGTCATATTTTCCGAGTCAATAATCAGTTCGTTGGCTGTCAATGTGGCACTGATAGTAAACTCTGCGCTCGTCGTTTCCTGGTATATTCGCGGGTTTGTTGCCTGGCCGTATATGGTTATGGTGAACGGTGTTTCGATTGTTCCATGGTTGTACAGGCTTGTCATGTGCGGGCTGTACGACCAAGAAAAGCCACACCATTCCCGATCGTCAGCATTGCGGACATTAAAAAACGGTGCCAGAAAATACCAGTCTTGTACCGTGCGCTGATTTGGGTAAATTAAGCCTGTGTCATAATCATAGCTAGCATCATACATATATGTTTCGTCATATTCTTCCAATTTTGCATAGGCGAATGGCTCACATTCAAACTGGACCTTGCATTCCCCAAGTGTGAATAAGTTTTGCAGGCCGATCTCAGAGTACACCTTTCCAACGTACCACTTGTCCGGCTCGTCTGAAAAAATCAATGTTTTTGATGAGGTACCATAACCACTCAGCCAGTATGCAATCTGCCGCGCTCGTGTGCGGAGTTCGGCAAAGCTTGTGCCGATATATTTTAATTCAAGCTCAATGATGCGCTTTTCAAAGGTATTATCTGAGAAGTCGTATACGCCGTGTTTACCGGGGACAACAAGCTCCCTCTTCCGGAGAACAGGGAGCAGGGGGCGGTTCACCGTCTTAGCGACAATGCTATATGTCCGGCTGCTTATTCCGTTGTAATTAAAGGTTATCATGTGCTATACACCACCCCGCTTGCCCTGGATTTTGCTGTTTGCAGGTTGAAAATTTCGCGGGCGATTAGCTTAGCGTCGTTGTCGGAGCGGACATTGAATGTTGCACCATTGAACATGTCGGCAAAATTCGTGGTTTGGCCAGAGCTGGTAGTTGCTCCTGAAGCTGTTCCAGTAGTAGTAACATTGGCCTGTAATGACGTGAGCGAACTAGCCGCTTGCGCAACTGCTGCTTTTATATCGGGAATGCCCGATTTTATTCCGGCTGCAAACATATTCATTAGATTAGGTGCCCATGTATCAGCATCCGAGCCGGGTCCTTCTTCTGCGGGACTATGAAAGCCCAAAATTCGCTTTATTGAATCTACGGCATTGCTTGCCATATCCTTTAAATAGTCAATTCTAGCCATTATGCCATCTGCAAAAGAATTAAGTAGATTGCTACCCCATTCCCAGGCTTGAGATGCAAGTCCGCTTAACGTGTCCCAGATTATGTTCACAGCGTTTTTTATTGGACTAGCAATAGCATCCCATGCGGAATTTGTTGCGGATACAATATTGTTCCATACGCCCTGTATCGTCGATGAAATACTATCCCAAATGCCAGAGAGGGTAGAGGCTATCCCATTCCAAATATCGCTTGCGGTACCGGAAATGCTTTGCCAAATTCCTTGGAGCCATGACTTTAAATCATTCCATATCTTTTCTGTAGTAGATTTAATAAAATCCCATGCTTTTTTAATGTTGTCTACAAGATTTTGGAAATAATAATTATGATCGTAAAGCCACTTGAAGGCATTAACAACAAACTCTTTAACGGTATTCCAGATTTCCGTAGTTTTGGCTTTGATATCGTCCCAATGTTTTGCTATCGCATAAACCAAAAGTCCAACAGGTCCGGTAACGGCTGCTAAGATGAGCGGTCCCCATGCTTTAAGAAATTCCCAAACAGCATTTGCCGCATTAACTACGGTTGTTTTGATGCCTTCCCATAATTCTGGGAAGAAGTTTTTAATCGGTTCCCAGTTTTTGTATATCAACAAAGCCAGAGCAGCAACCGCAGCGCCAGCGGCCATAAAAGGAAGAAGAGGCGCTACCGCCGCCCAAACACCAATAGCAAGGGCAGCAAATGCTGGAACCAAAGCTCCCATAATTGCACCCGCTATTATTACAATTTTAGCTTGTGTGTCTGGAGGAAATATCTTATCAATAGCCCCCTGCAGGCCCTCTTGTTGCAAAGCCGATGAAATTTGTCCTAAAAATTCAATTGCTCCTGCTAGTTTAGTTTTTAAATCAAATGAATCAATAAGGGTTTGCCCTAGCACAACGGCAGATTGACCAATATTATCCATCAGGTTTGACCACATACCAGGTAGTGTTTTTGATTGTGCGTCCATCATGCCGCCGAATTGGCTACCCTCGGCAGTCATGTTTTTAAATGCTAATTCAAGTTGAGGGAATCCTATTTTGCCACTTTCAACAAGGCCCCTTACTTCGCTTTCAGATACCCCGAACTGACTAGCCAGTTCTTTAATAATTGGAATGCCCCTGCCAGTTAGTTGGTTGATGTCCTCAGCAAATAAGCGCCCCTGTGTTTTCGCTTTGCCATATAGTTCAGCAATTTCTCCAAGCGGAGCGCCAACACCAGAGGCTATGTCGCCAACTCGCCGCAGCGTTTCTGTCACATCTTCTGCCCCAACGCCAAATGCCAACAGTGATTTAGCCGCTTTCTGTATTTCGGGGAATTCAAAAGGTGTCTCGGCCCCAAACCTCTGCAGTTCTTTCATCAATGCAGTGGCTTTTTCTGCGCTACCTAACATAGTGGTAAATGCGACTTGGCTCTGCTCCATCTGACCAGCCATCGTAAGGGCTTTTGCACCAAAAGCAACAAGTCCAGCACCTACAACAGCCAAACCGCCCAACAATACCTTTGATCCCTCGGCGGCACTTTCCATTTTGCTTCTTATTGTTCTTGTGGCTTGATCAAGCCCCTTTTCCAAATTGGACAGGTTAGCCTCAATTCTGACAACCAGAGCCCCGATTTCTTCCGTAGCCACGATACCACCACCTTAAAATAACAACTGATCAACATAGCAGCCATGTTGCACAGTTTCATTTATTGCTTCCTGCTGTTTTGCCATGTTCAGAATTTCTTCGTATGAAATAAAATTATCCTCAGTCATGTGAGGATACAAAGAAACCCATAATTCCCACGCCTTTTGTTCAAGTTCTTTCTCTTGTGCCTTATTAAACAAAGCAATAAAATCGCATATCGGGAGATTAAACACATATTCAGGATCCCGATAACGGCTTAAAACGAAGTCCTGTATTTCTGCTGCCTCTATTTGGCAGCTAACTTGAAAAAACTCCCGAAGTTTTTGTCTCCGATAAGCTCTTTTAATAGATCCACAAGTTCCTCAAGGGATAATTCTTCAATGTCTTTCACTTCTTTGTTTTCAACATAGGCTAAAAATTCAAATAGCGCGGTGCCGATTATATCCATGCTCTCAAGTAGTTTAAACACAAGCTCTATTGCAAGCTCAGAATTGCCTAATGCCTTTTTTTCTCCAGAAAATATCTCTTTAAGCATGGGTCTTAAATTTGTCTTGGCTAAAATTTTACCCATGGGGATAATGTCTTTTGCAAGTAATATTCTCATAAATACGCTCCTCTCAAATTAGAAAGCGGACCCTTTTGAGGTCCGCTTATGCTGAAGTTGTAAATCTGAACGTGTACGCCGCCGACATGCTATTCCCAGCTTCATCCTTGATGCCTTTACCCAGGATGACACTGTAACTGGTGGAGGCGGTAAGTCCGGCAGATTGCGTAAAGGTAATCGTATTACTGCCAGAGAACGTAAGCGCACCGGATATAGTCGTTGAAGCTGTCGGGCAGATAACCATGAAGTTAGCCGCCGTAACGGTGCTGGAGAGTATGTTCTCACTCAGCGTAACCGCAATAGTAGTCGTCTGGGGTGCGCTGGTGCCACCTGCTGACGGTATGCTACTGGCATAGGTCGGCGCGGTAGTGTCTGCCGTGGTGCCGTATACCGAGCTAAACCAGGCCGTACCAATAGCAGCCGTGTAATCGTCCGCATCATCACGGGTGGAATATTTGTATCGGCTGTCATAGATACGGGCAACGCCTTTCCATGTCATCTTAGGTGTCTGCCAGGCCAGTTTGTCGCCCTTGGTTTCGTGGTCCATGGAAGGCTTATTAAATTTGCCTTTCAAAAACCAGTAATAGGAATAGCCGCCGTTGGATCTTTTCGCCCTGAATCCAAAAGCGCAGTCCACCGGCTGATCTGTTACAAGTTCAGCCATTACGCCACCTGTGACGGTATGACCCATAAGAGCGGCATAATCCTCCTGGGAGATGTCGGCAATGCCAACCTCTAGTTCGATTTCCCCCATTGATTCAGCGGTATCATATGCGCCATCATCCGCAAACAGTGTGGCTACCTCTGAGTTTGGGTTATAGGCCACTGTAATTGCACCTTTTAGCGCAACCGGAGCCTGATAACTTACGCTGGCCGATGTGTCGGAATTAAGCAGTGAATAATAGAAGCGATCAAGGCCGATTAGTATTTTTTTTGCCATAATTTAGTACCTCCTTCTTTAGAAACTGGGGTCTGAATAATCCCTTTTGAAACGCATAGACTTGTGGTATACGTGTTCCGCATCCTCATACAAGTCCTGAGCAGATACGCGAACAAAGTCCATGCCGGTCATTACGGCATCAACCGCCAGGGCATAGGCCGAAAGGCTTGCCTTGCCCCAGAGGTCGATCTGGTAAACAATCTCGCTGCCGATCTCCTGGTTGTCAGCAAAAAGGCTCGGCAGGTTGTCAACCTCGAAATAGCTCAACAACGGCAATGTCGTAAAATCGGTTGGATACTGAAAGTGAAACCCTGTCAAAGTTGACAGGGCTGTAGCGGTCTGTAATGCGGTTAATACAGTTGATTTTAGATTTTGCATTACAAACCAACACCTTTCCGGAATGCCTTGGCGATTTCGCGGAGAATTTTTTGTTTGTTTTCGATTAGGGCCGGGTACAGGTAAGGCTTGGCAGACTGCTTCGACGTGCCGAATTCAACATGCTTGGCGTATTCCACATTGGTCCCCACGGTTACGGCAGGATTATCAGAGCCGAAATCCTCTGTCGCATGGGTCAGGCTACTTCTCAGCCGTCCAGTATCCACCGGTGCCTTAATCTTCGCGTCACGCTCAACAAAAAGAGCGCTATTCACTAGCGCCTGCTCAATCTCATTTGTGGCCGTTTGGCTTATTTTTTTCAGCCTTGCGGCCAGTTCTTTTTGTCCTTCAATAGTTGTCGCCATTAGCTCACCACCGGTCTTACAATAACCTCATAGTGATTCGGGTATGGCTCCACTCGGTAAATGTCATAGGTATCGGAGCCGTGGACAATGCGCCCGCCTTCCTGCGCCACCGTATCTGTTTTCATAAAAAACAAGTTGGTTATTCCAGCAGCAGAAATGCCGTATTCCTCGAAAGCAATTTCACCGGAAAGGGGCTGCTTGTTGGCCTGTTCTACGGTCTGTGAGGCGGTCCAGACTTCCACCGGCATTCCTTCGCTGTCATAGGTAATGGTTTTGTTCTGCACGGTCACAGTAATATCAAGCAACATTTAAAACACCCGCTTCTTATAGGCATCCAGAACGCTGGCATACTGTTGTATTAAGGGATTAGCGTCCCACTCATACGACAATTTCCCTTGTGTAAGTCGCTTCAGCCCCACAGTCCCGTCCTGCTGTTCTCCGTATAGGTCAGCAACCATAGACACTATAGCATCCTCAAGGTCATACGGGAGCGACCTTGATGCTTCCGGCCCCAGTGTATATCCGGCGCTATAAACCACCCCAATGTTATCCACCGGCGCGGTCAGTTCGCCCACAAGTCCGGTGAGGTAGCCGTACCAGGTCCAGCCATTTTCCTTAAAGATAATCCCGCGTTCAAGATAAGTCGCATCACTGGTCACGTAATCGGTTCCTGCCGTGAGTGCCGCGCTGTCCACTTTTACGGAAGTGATCGCGTTTACCGGGTATTGATTCAGGATCAACCTCTGCCGGCCACTGCCCTTGTAAAACTCGCTGTAGGTGTCGGCTATAAACTTCCGGTTGCAATACTTGGATACCGAATCCGACACGCTGTTAATGTAGCGCTCAATGAACCGGTCTTTGGTGTAGTCCCAGGCGAAATATTTATATGAGGCCACAGTGATTGATCCGGTCATAGCGGCTGAAAAGGTCAGCGTCCCGGCTGTATAATCCGGCGTATATGCGGTTAATGTTGCCGTGACTCCTGCCGTGGTCGTCTGTTTAACCGCGCCTAGCGTATTTAATGCAATGTCGGTATGGGCGAGGCTAAATGTCGCTTGCGCCGTATCTGCCGTAAGCGTCTCTGTGCTCGTGACGGCGGTAAGGTTATACAATTTTAGATATAACCTGACTTCGGCCATGGTCGTGAGCGCTTGGTCAATCAGAGGCATTACAATCCCCCTCCCTGACTGGAAATGGAAAGGGGTGATTGCTCACCCCTCACTTTGTAACGATATTTTCGCTTGACGGTCGCCGCTTGTCGTCCGGCTTGATCATCTTGTCTTTATCCGGCTTTTTCATGGCCCACCTCTTATGTGGCTGGCTCGATTACGCCATCGCCCAGGATGCAAGCCACCGAAAGCATAGCGGTAACGGTTGTGGCTCCGGTTACGGTTGCATAAATCTTGATATACCTATCAGCGCCAATCAGATCAACGTCAACGCCATCCCAGCTTGACGCGCCTGTCTCAGATGCGCTATAGGACGGCTGTATTGCGATAGTAGCCGTGGCGCTGCTAAAAACAGTGAACGTGCCGGTGGAGCAATCGCCATCATAAACATAGATGTCAAACTCTTGGGTGTCCGCGATGGTCATGCTTACCGCCTGCCCGGCAATCCTGGCCGAAAGGTATCCCTCACGGTCAATAATGCTGGATACGTGGGCGGTGGTTGTCCCTGCGCTCATTTTTTGCAGGAAGCAGGGCTTTTCAATTACTTGCTCAATGAGTTTACGCCTCATTTTAATTCCTCCTTGTATTTAAAGTATTAAGGGGCCAATCGGCCCCGTCTTATGAACTGTGATACCTGTTGTAAACCAGGAACGCCCGGTCGTGCCTCATGCCAAAGTCGTGCTTTTCAGTAATCTTCAGCACGGTTTGGTCAAGGCTGAAAGCACTCTGCAAGGTGGAACCGTCATACCATGATGCTTCCTGGGAAGCCATGAACTCCAGCGCCATCTCATCACCAAACATGAACTCGGAGAAGTCACCGAAGAACAGGTCATAGTACGTGGTGCCCGCTGTACTGTTGGCCGTGGTGATTTGGTTGCTGATCTTGAACGGGAAGCCGTTAAGCATGCCCCGGTTCATCTCATCCCGGTAAATGTACTGGTTGGTCGTGGTTTTCAGGTTATAAAACTCGCCCCATGTCTTAGCGTTGAAAATCCAGCCGCATTTCAGCATCGGGATGTTCTGGACCATTACAAGGCTAATTATAGTGCCCGGTAGGTCGGCATCTATGGCCGCAGTAGATACGCTGATATTGGCGGTATTGATGGACTTTTTAATGCCGATAGGAGTATATGCAGTGCCGTCACCGTACATGGCGGTATAGTCGCGTTTGAGCGCCATTTGGTTAACCATGTCGTCACGCACCAGGGCGTCAGCTTCGGGGCTGGAGTTCCGGATCAGGTCGTTTGAAACAGGAACAAGGGTCACCAGCTTTTTGCTGGACAGTTTGACGTTGCCAAATGTCTGCTCAGACTTGGTCGCGTTTTGATTCTCGCCTACATAGTAGGAAGTCGCGCCGCCCGTTAGCTTGGGCAGGTTTATATTGCCGCCCGGCATCGGAATGCGCCGCGCACCAAGCTCAAGCACAGCGGTTCTGGCCATCAGCATGGGAATGATGTCCCGGCTGTATTGCTCATTGATCAGGAACCCGCCCTCACTCGGTGTCGTGGCTGACAACGCTTTAAGGAGCGCTTGCACGTCCTTGTCTTGCGGGTACATGCCCTTTGACGAACCGCCCTGCCCACCAGTGGCATAGAACAGCGCCTTGTCGGGGTCATTCTTCGCCAGGGTCAGGCACTTGATCGCCCGGGTGAAGGTAAAACCGGGTTCTTTCTTCTCGGGCGGATCGGCGTTCTTTTGATCAAAAATCTCAGCGTATTTGCGCTGAGTTTCGTCGTACTGCTTTTGCTTTTCTTCTTGCTCTTTTTGTTTCGCCAGGACGGGATCAATTTGCTCTTTGATGCCCTCTTTAATCAGGGCTTGTAATTCTTCAATTTTCATTGGGTACGTCCTCCTTTTAATTGTTCTTTGATGATTTCCGCTATCATGGTTTTGAGTTCTCCGGGTTCAATGTCTAGTTCGTCTAAATCAGCGTCTTTTGTAGGTTTTGGTAACTCTATAGCATCAAGGTCTATGTCCTTGGGTGCATCCTTTTGAGATAACAAAAGCACCTGAGCTTTTATCTCCTCAAGTACCTGTTTAAATTCCTCCGGCAGCTCCACTTTGATTGTTGCTTCAGTCGCCGGTGCCGTTCGTGCTGCTGTCATCATGGGTTCATCGGGCATCATGCCTGCAGCGTCGATAAATTTTCGGAATCGGTCGTTGCATTTGGTTATAATGTCATGGATTTCATTGAGTTCCTTCTTGCTTTTGGCTGAGAGGGTCGCGCCGGATTTTTGATCAAGGGGTTCCATCAACCTTTCAAGGTATTCCGGATCGATTTTCACCTTTGCGGTTTTCTTTCCATTTTCCGTGACAAATACTTCTTTTGTGTTGGTATCCATCAAGAGGTCAACCTCTTTTAACTCTTCAACCATCATTTCTTTAAAGAATTTCTCGGTTTCGTCATCAATTAAACCTTTTGCCCTTGCTTGTTGTAGGGCATTAGGGTTACATGGCACGGGGACCGCAGAAAGCTCTAAAAGCTCTTGCTCTAAATACCTCCTGCCCCTTCTCCATTCTGGCAATTCCAAAACAGATTCATCATCTCTGGTTTTATATTTCACGCCATGAAAACCTACAGACACAGCGTTTAAATACCCGTTTTTGTACATCATATAAACGGTGTCTGCAAATTTAGCATGTTCACTAGGATTCTCCGGGTCGCTTGATAGCTCTGCTATTGTCGGAAATTTAATATCAAACATTGTGTTTTTGTTTACTATGTCAGGAAAAACCTTTATTGATTTCCCAACCGGCAATTTTTCATAATTATGAACCGCCATAAAAACAGGATTTTTTAAATAGTTATCAACTTTCCACCCTGCTGTTTCTAATATGTCGTTATCTCTGTCCGGTGTTTCATCGGAGCCCACAAAGCGAAGGACGCGATCCTCTTCCGCGCCCACCTGTTTGATCTCAAAATTAAATACCTTACATTGCTTGCTCAATCTTTATCCCACCTTTCATGTATAAGTCTGGTTGAATTGGCGTTCACAACCTCAAAATGCCTCAGTAATGCCCGCCTGAACTCGGCCACAATAGCAAGACATTCTTTTTGCGCCGCCTCATGCTTGAGCATATCGATTTTATCGAGTAGCATATAAAGACCTCCTTTATTCCGGCAGAACCGGCAAAATTGTACATCTGCAGTTTGGTTCATCGGGATACATGCTGCCATTAGAAAAAGCCTCGTCAATCCCGACAACTTCGCCGTTCATGGCGGCGTGTGCCTCCCTGACGCGGGAATCCATTGTTGCCAGCCATTCCTTTTTCTGCACATTGGCCACCTTATACGTGTCCAATGCCCCGGCGTTGACAGTTGTAATTGTCTCGGTGCGTGATATTAGGGTTGACCTGTACCCTTTGGCATCTGCATAAACCTGTGATACGCGATCCCTTAGTTTCGGGATTCCCTCACCGCTGGCAATACCTTCGCTTAACGTGGTCCTTAATTTGTCTTTGGTGGTACTGTTTATGCCCTTGGCGCGGTCAAGTCCATTAGCTTTGATCCACTCCAAGAATTTCGGTTGCATCATGTCATCAGTCAGCCCATAACCGAAAATGGTGTTGGCTTGTGTAAATCCTTCCTTCATCGATTCTGTCCACAATGGGGTCAATGTCTTGTAAAGCAAATCATCCTCTGTGGCCCAGGCAAGTAATCCGTCCGGCTCGTCGGTTGCCGCCTTGATGCTTTTCTCCAGGGCCTTGTTAATGCGGTCCTGCTGCGCCTGGAAGTATTTTTTCAGCGCCGATATAAAAGACCGCTCGTTTTTCACGGCGGCCTTATCAAATATTTTCCAGAATTGCTGTTTGTGTTCAGGTGTCAGTGCTTTTTTTTTACCTTCCTTCGGCGGTGGTTCCGCTAGAGGTTGCGCTGGTGGCAGGTTTGTCGGCAACGGTTCGCCTGTTAGTGACATGGGAACCATATTAATTGGGATATAAACCACTTCGCCCTTTTCGCCTATTTCCTCGAAACCATTGGTTCTAAGCCATTGGTTAACGCTTAATGCACCACCTTTTAGCCCTTCAGATGATTTCTTTAGTAAAAACTCTTCATCCTCCGGCACTACATTATCATGCTCAAGGTAAGTGCCACTATCGAACTCGGGTAAAAGTTGGCGGTTCAGGGTGTCATCGATGAATTTCAATTCTTTCCGAAGTACATTTTTCGTATAAAGATAGTAGGCCGCATCGATCGTTGACCTGTTGGAGTTCTCCAGGATACCGAACAACTCAGGCGGTATGCTCCAGTGCTGGTTTGAAACGTCTCTGAGATATTTCCGGCTTTCGATAAAATCCATATCCTTATATGTTTCTTTCAACAACTCGAATTTTGCGTCCCAGTTAAGCCAGGCCATTTTATGTTTATTGTTAAGTCCGCCATATTTTTGCTGCCATAATTCTTCTGTGCGGTTTACGGTTGGCTCATCGGCCCCCGGCATCATGCCCACCATTGGCGGAATAGCATCATTGAAGAAGTACCGCTTCTGATACTTCGCCATGTACTCATCGGTTTCGATCTCGTCCCCGCTTCCTT